ATAATGTTTACAACCCCATACTCTAGCGCAACTGGTGGATATGTATACACAGAGCATGCAACTATTTTAGCATCTACTGGATATATTACTACCGGAAAAATACGTTATGCTACATTAGAGGACAAGATATTTAAAGTACTAAAATTTATTGGAAGAAATAACTATGGTACTGTAAGCATCAACACTATAGGACAAGATGATGCCGAGTATACTATTGGAACATTCCCTGAAGGAATTGATATCCAAGAGACTTCAGTATCCTATCCTAGCGGTTCTCAGCAATACATCTCGTTTAAGTTTATTTTAAATAGGTCAGCAACAGTAAATACCCAAGGCCCAGTTTTCAGAGGCTATCAATTAAAATCATTACCGGCAGTTCCTCGCCAAAGATTAATCCAGTACCCATTGGCTTGTTATGATAGAGAAATGGATTCCCTTGGAGTCCAAGTAGGCCACGAAGGTGCAGCATATGAAAAACTAACTTTACTAGAAAACATAGAAAGTGATGGTGATACTATTCGCATTGAAGATTTCAGAAATAACGAATCATATCTTGGCCTTATAGAAGAAATACAATTTATCAACCGAACCCCTTCCGACAAAAGATTTTCAGGCTTTGGTGGTATCCTACTAGTAACAATAAGGACCTTATAATGACACCTAATGACTGGGCAGCCTTTGCTGTCGCCATCACTTCTCTTATTGGAGCACTAGCACTTGGAGTAAGACACTTAGTTAAACACTATTTATCCGAACTTCGCCCCAATGGTGGGTCTAGCGTCAAAGACCAGGTTAACCGACTAGAAGAAAAAGTAGATACCTTATACCAAATTTTGATTCAAAATGGAAGACAATAACTGCCAAGGTTGTGGCTGTGACCCAACTGATATTTGTTGGCCTAGTCAAAACCTATTAAGAGAACAATGGCTTAAGGACAACCCAGATGCAAAATACGAAGGATGGATGTCAATATGACAACTGTAGCCAAGAAAGCCACACCTGCTGCAATTGCTGTACTGCGCCAAGCGACGGCATTAAGACCGAAGCGCAAGAAAGCAAGCGATGGTCTGCTACCATCTGCTGCTCATCTCAAGTCCAGTCCTAACTCAGACCACAATACAGGGTTTGCAGTAGATTTAACTCACGACCCTGCTAATGGTATTGATTGCGAGGAAATTTATGAGAAACTTAAAGATGATAAGCGTGTTAAGTATCTTATTTTTAAGGGTAGAATCTGGTCACTTGAAAAAGGTGACAAAGAATACACTGGCAGTAACAAGCACAATAAACATTTACATATCTCAATTAAAATAGAATATGCTAAAGACGATTCTAACTGGTTCAGTTGGATGGGTACAGTACCTAAAAAAAAATAGGAGAAACAATGAAAAACATAATCGATAAGTTAAAAGACCCAAAGACTAAGGCTGCATTTAAGTCTTACCTTCGTGCTGTATTGGCATCAGCGGTGACAATGGGACTAGCCCTTGCTGCCGACCTTGCCCCTGAGTATGCTATCCTAATTGGTTCTATTGCAGGTCCATTGGCTAAATGGGCAGATAAGACCGAAAAAGAGTATGGCGTAGGAGCCTAGATATACCCCTAAAAAGGCTTTAAAGGCCCTTTAGAGACACGAAAACCCCCTGACCCAGTAGAGATACTAGGAAAGGGGGTCTTTTGTCGTTTCTAGATATTTGCCATTTCTTCAAAGAATTCTTCTGCTTGGTCATCTAAATACTCTAGGTACTTAGCATGTCTCCTTGCATGGATTTCATCTACAATACCCTCCAGTAGGGTTACTACGATATATGCTGCCATTACACCAAGAAATACTGCCCAGAAAGTAGTTGACATAGTTCTCCTATTATAGTATATAATTTATTATATATTATATTATAGACCCCTTCGGGGTCTTATTATATATTATATTAATATCAATTATACACATGACTAGCAATATATGTAAATGCCTAGGGAATTACATATCCTACCCCTATGATGTATACTCATACCAATGTCAATCAAACTAGAAGAATATACGTTACCTGAACACATGTCGTACAGTGCTTTCAGCACTTACCTAACTTGTGGATATCAATACTACCTTGGTAGATTATTGGAGAAGCAAGAGGAGCCATCTGTTTGGTCAGTTGGTGGTTCAGCATTTCACCTAGCAACAGAAATGTATGATAGGGAGAATCTATGAGCCAACATTTATGGGACCAAGCATGGTCTAAAGAATCTGAAGGTATAGATTTAACCAATGCTCGTGTAGGTGGCAGGGCTACCAAAATGTCTCCTAACAAGGAAGATGTAAAGTTTTGGCAAACTGCAGGACCTATGTGGGTTGAGGATTATATCAATTGGCGTAAGGCTAATCCTAATTGGAAAATTTGGACAGCACCAGATGGTAGACCAGCAATTGAATTAGAACTGATGCCAGTAGTGGCTGATGTTCCGGTCAAGATGGTTATAGATAGAATTTTTGATGTTGATGGTCAATTAGTAATAGTTGATTTGAAGACATCAAAAAATACTCCAACTAGCACTTTACAGTTAGGTTTTTACAAACTTGGTTTAGAGCAAACCTTTAACATAAGTGTTAACTGGGGTAACTATTACATGTCTCGTGCTAGTAATACTGTAGAAATGGTTGACTTATCAGGATATACATACGATAAAATGGAGTTCCTGATTAAAGGTTTTGACAAGGCTAGGAAGGCAGGTATATTCTTGCCCAACACAAACTCTTGTCAGTACATGTGCGGACTCACCGCTCATTGTCAATTCTCTGTAAAGAAAGAAGGATAAATGGCAGAAGATTGGAAGTTACAAGTATCATATAAAACTCCTGGTGGAGATATGATTAACGTCAGAGCAAATACTGCTGATGAACTAAGCGTTTTACTAGAGGGCATAGGGGATTACTCAACTCAAATTGCCGCCGTTGGAAAGTTGGTGGTGGGAGCGAGTAATGCCACCCCTTTATCGACGCCCAGTACCACTCCAAGCATAAAGCCTCCGCAGTCCTCAGTTCCACCCCAGGCATCGGCTCCATCCGCTACCTCAGCGGGGCCGACATGTCAGCACGGGGCGAGGAAGTACAAGTCGGGAATCTCCAGCAAGACGGGAAATCCTTACGCAATGTGGGTGTGTCCAATGCCTCAAGGGGCGGACCAATGCAAGCCAGTGAATTAACAGCAGAACAATTTCCGTTTTAACAATTAGGTAGGGGCTTATAAATGCGTACACTAGTTAGGTCAATAGGTAAAGCATCTATTGGGGGGGAACCCCTACCTTCTTGTTTTAAAGCGTTTGAAGCGTCCAAAATTATAATACGGCGTTCAGAAGTTTCTATGTTTGCTGGTGCTCCTGGTGCAGGTAAATCAACACTTGCACTAGCACTAGCATTAAAAACTAATGTTCCGACTCTTTACATATCCGCTGATACCAATGCTCACACTATGGCTATGCGCCTAGCGTCAATGATATCAGGTAAGAGTCAAACAGATGTTGAGCATAAACTTAATACTGATGTTGGATGGACTAAAGCAGTCCTACAAAAAGGCAGTCATATAGTTTGGTCGTTTGAATCATCACCAACCCTGCAAGATATTGACGAAGAAGTACAAGCGTTTGAAGAGTTGTGGGGTTGTCCACCAACTTTAATAGTTTTAGATAACTTAATGGATGTAGCCACCGATGGTGGTGAAGAGTTCGCATCAATGCGGGCAATTATGAAGGAGTTAAAGTATCTTGCTAGAGCGACTAACTCGGCGATTGTTGTATTACATCACACTTCGGAGGCTGTACTTGGCTCACCTTGTCAACCAAGAAGTGCAATTCAAGGGAAGGTTTCCCAACTCCCTGCTCTCATCTGTACACTTGGCACTGTTGGCACATCAATGGGCGTGGCGTCAGTCAAGAACAGATATGGTAGAGCGGATGCTGGAGGAACACTTCTGACTTGGTTAGCATTCAATCCTGAATACATGTATGTAGAAGATATACCTGAGAATTCATGACAACTAGAAAAAGCCATAAGGCTAGAGGAGCAAACTTTGAAACCGACTTACGAGATTATTTTAGACGAATTGGATATGATAGTGAGAGACTTGCAAGAACAGGTGCAAGAGATGAAGGCGACGTTGTTGTCAGAGCGGACTTCTTTAACTGCGTTGGAGTCATCGAAGCCAAGGCTCCCGGTCAATCAGGTCGCATTGACTTATCTGGCTGGACCAAAGAGGCTCAAATTGAAGCAAAGCATTATGCGGAAGCAAGAGGCATTAAGAGAGAAGCCGTCCTTCCTGCGGTTATTATCAAAGCAAGAGGAAAAACAATAGCAGATTCCTACTTAGTATTGAGGTTAGGCGATGTCTTTAGTTGATGATTTACCAGATATAGTTGCGGTATTAAAACATTATGGTGCTAATTTTTCTAGAACAACTGGACAAGTTAACATCAAGTGTCCATTCCACGACGATACACACAGTTCGGCAAGTTTTAACACGAAGGAAAACATATTTAATTGTTTTGCTTGTGGCATGAATGGTAATAGTTTACAGATTATAGCAAAGCAAGAAAGGGTTGATATTCGTGAAGCAAAATCATTTGCAGAGGGAATTATTGGATTTGGCGACAACCAAATACGCAGCAAACATCTTTCAGGCGGAAGATTACCTCGCAAGCAGGGGAATAACAAGGGAAGCAGCACGTCTGGCTCGATTAGGCGTAGTAGGGGAGCCTGATGTTGGACATGAACAATTCCAAGGAAGATTATCCATACCGTATATTACCAAGACTGGCGTTGTCGATTTGCGTTTTCGCAGTCTTAATCCTGCTGTTGAACCTAAGTACATGGGAATGACAGGCGCCGAAACTAAAATGTATAATGTATTAGATGTTGAAAGGGCTGGTGATTTTATTGGAGTATGCGAGGGTGAGATAGATACAATTACTGTATCTTCTTTAATTGGTATTCCATGCGTTGGAGTTCCTGGTGCTAACAGTTGGAAGAAACACTACACACGACTACTTGCAGACTTTGAAAGAATTTTTGTATTTGCAGATGGAGACCAACCAGGTAAAGAGTTTGCAACAAGTCTTGCTAGGGAACTACCAGTAACTACTATTCAGTTGCCTGATGGGCATGATGTTAATTCGATGTTTGTGTTGGAAGGTGCATCATACTTCCATAAGAAAATAGGTTTCAATGAAATTTAAAAAGATACCTAAGTGCAAGATATGTGGTCAACAATTTGACAATATTTTTGAGGCTACAGACCATCTGCTAGATGATATTGGTAGTGAACCATTTGACCCTAAGTTAATACTTCCTAGCGGGTATCAATTAATGATAGGCTCTCTATTGAGATGTCTTTATGATTATGCAGATAAACCTGAGAACATTAGAGAGATTACTCAATCTACTTACGCCACATTATATGCAGCCGAAACTAATCCTGGTAAAATGAAACGTTTTATTGAAGACATGATAATACATGAACATATGTCTTCCTTCGACCAGGACCTAGTAAGTTTATTAGAAGAAGAGACCAACAATGAAGAAGATGGAGAGTGATGAAATATGGCAGATTATAACCCACTTGGAAACGCAAGGTTTCCATATAACCAAGACGCAGATAGAGCAGAAATCACTCATTTTGACGCTCAAAATACCACTTTTGAGTACCATGTCGGAAAGACCTATCAAGAATTATTAGATTTATTACTATCTAAACATAGGGATTACGGCGCAAAGAATATTGCTGATGCACCAGGTGGTGCTATCAATGGACTGCGTGTTCGTATGCATGATAAGTTGGCACGAATTAATAATTTAGTTGATAATAAAAAAAGTCCAGAGCATGAGTCATTTGAAGATTCATTCAAGGATATGGCTAACTATGCAATCATAGGATTGCTAGTACTGAGAGGAGAATGGGACAAATGAAAATATTTGGACCTTACAA